ATCCTGTGCAACTAGCTGTTGTAAAAGGTTCACTGGCAAGGCCGGGTGCTTATGGCTTCTTCCTTATGGATGATGGCACGATTGGTGTGTTCCATTCTATGCGGCAAGAAAAAAAGGCTGGCTGGATGCGCTGGACAACCACTGGCAAGTTTCATTCTATCGTCGCTGTTGATGAGGATTTATTTGTCTGTTGTTCGAGAGATGATGGCTCTGGCACAACCAAGTTTTTTCTTGAGCAGTTCGACAAAGATATGAAGATGGATTTTTGTGATGATTTTACAGGCACAGATGGTGTGTTTGATGTAAGCGGCCATTTTGCCAATGGCGCGTCTGTCGACGTTGTAGACGGCACTGAATATCTTGGAGACTTTACTGTAGCCAGCGGCAACGCCACTGTGACAGATGTCAAAGCATCTACCAGCGCACAGATTGGCTATAAGTTTACACCTGAGCTAAGGACTCTGCCGATAGACGCATCTGTCCCCGGTGGACCACTTACAGGTCAGCCGCGTAAAATTACGCGTGTCATCCTCGATCTTGAAGAGACATTGAGTGTTAGCGTTAATGGTACAGACCTTATCCTGCGCACCGTGCAACAAGATCAATCAGAAGCTATTGCTGCTGTAACAGGTAAGCGAGAGTTTCGTGTGCTGGGTTATAGCAAAGACCCGCGTATTACAGTGACGCAATCTGCCCCACTGGCATTGCAGATCAATGGTTTAGTTGCGGAGGTTGCATTCTAATGGCTCTTAGTCCATTCCAAGTTGCAGGTGCTTTTTTTGCTATTCAAGGCAGGATGCAAGCTGGTCGTGCAGAAGCTAGACGGCAAGCAGCTATTGCTGCGCAGCAAGAACAGAACAAAAGATTTGAGCAACTGCGTGCATTGCAAGAACACAACGCTCGCTTGGATGCGTTCGATGCATATCGAAGCACGACTAATGCTGTGCGTGCAATCAACATGCGTAGCTCTGATGATCGCTCTATTCGCGCTTTGATGAAAGCTGGCGAAAAACAAAGCATGGCAGATATTGATCGTGCGAGAACGCAGTCATTATTTACTCAAGGTCGTATGCAGTTTGCTGCTGAAGATGCACGCCGCTCTGGCGCTTTGGCACAGCAACAAGCATTGATTAGCGGTGCGCAAAGCATTGCAACGATGGGGTATCAGATGGAGCAAATAACCCCAACGGAGGAACCATAATGGCTGAAATTAAACGCTTCCAAAGTCAGCCGGTATTCAACAAGCCGATTGGTGTTGTCCGTCCATCGCGTGCTGGAGTGCAGGCTGCGCAGGAAATGGCAAGGGTCGGCGATGCAATGTTCAAAGCATCGTATGAGCGTGAAGTTATTAACCAAAAGAAGGTTGGCCGCGAAACTGCTATCAGCATGGAAATCCGCGATGCTGACAACAACCTGCAGATTAAAGCATTGCCATCTGGATTGTCGCCTGTAGCTGCAAGTCAGGCACAGGGCGTTATTGACCGCCGATATGTTGAGGCTCTTAACGTCGATATGAAAAATCGCGCTCTTGAAATGCGCACCAAATATGAAAATGACCCAGACGGGTTTGATGATAATTACACACAATACATAAACGAAACCGTTAAAACTGCAGGCAGATATTCACAACAAGCACGACAGATTGGTGCGACTTATGCTGGACAGCATAAGGCAGCATTGCTGGCTGATAAGCTAGAGTTTGAAGATCAGATCGATTTCAAAAACAGCTATGACAGCATCAGGCAAGAAGTTGAAGAGATAGCTGCATATGCATCATCCCCTGATGAGATTGGTGACAACACAGCAGGTATGCTGGCACAGCGGCATGATGATCTTGTTAAAAAGGGCGGCATCATCGACCAGTTTATTGCCAAGCATGGTGACAGACTAGGTGTTACACAGGCTACAGAGCTAAGACATCTTGCTCGATCCTCATATTATGGTGGGCAGATAAAGGCGCTGGCACAAAGTCTTGAAGTTTTTGCCGAAGCACAGAACCCCTTCACCAAGGAAAGTGTAGTCACACAGCATTTGCGTTATGTGCAGGATGCATTGCGTAAAGGCTCTGTTGCTACTTTGCCAGAGGGTGTAAGAGAGAACCTTGATCAGCTTGGCTTCAATGATGACTTTTTGCAGCAACCGGGCATGGGTCGTGTAAGAGATACTTTAGCATCTCAGCTTGCTGTAATTGAAGGCAACCGTGAAGAAATCTTTAATGCCAATCGCAATGCAAGAGAACTGCAACGCATTGGTCGTAAGATTGATGATGGCATTATGCTAAGCAGTAATGAGGCGCAAGCATTCTTGTCAAATGCTGGCATGACAGATGCGTATGCTCTCGCTCAAAACTTGCCTCAGATTCTGGCAAACCCTGACAATCCTGATTATCAGCCATTCTATAAGATTCTTATGGGCAGGGGCGCGCTACCTCAATCAGCCATCGATTTGCTTGGCGATCAAGGTACTGTGCAGGATGTCATTGCTAATAACCCTGACATGCTGCCGGTTTTGCAGAACTTTTACAGACAGGCAACAACCGTAAATCTTGGTGGCTATCAGCAGCATTCACCAAGAGGTTTGAATAGCGATGCCACTGTATTCTGGAACACTATGGAGGCGTATACCAACTCGGTACGCACTATGGATGTGGCAGCTTTCTTTGCAAAGAAAACAGAGCTTGATGCATTGCCAGCACAGCAGCGCAAGGATCGCATTTCTAGGCAAATGAAAGATGGCAAGTACGACAATCTTGATGATTTTATTATTAAGGCGAGCGGCGTCGATCCAAATGATACAGATCAGATTAGCTTTCTAAGCACATATGCTGATGAGCTTGTCCTGATTCATGGGCATGTAAAAGCTGGCAAGATTCTCAAGCGCACATCGAGGGATGTCTTTACAGAAAGCAAGATTGTTTTTGGTAACTTCCCGACAAGGTATAACCCAAATGCAATCTTTACTGATTCTGGTGAACGCAATGTTTTTTCAGACTCTATAATAGCACAACTGGACCGTCATCCACTTGGCAATCAATTGGGCAAGGAGC